AACACAATTCATATTTAGCCGGGGATTTTTGTCAGGATCTGCGGTAAACATTGACGGCACCAATCCCATGCCTTGTGGACCTGGAGCCACACTTACAGGGTCTTGTAGCATGGCATAGCCTTCGCCAGTTTCCATAACTTTGGCAATCATTTCCTCGCCTGAGTTCAGTTTGAATGTGTAAACTTTTCCAATTTCCATTATTTGCTTTCTGTTAGTTTTGTTCTGAGTTCAGTGAACCCGCCCACAAGTTCATCATCTAAAAAAATCTGTGGTACTGAGCGAGCATTTGGTATTGCTTCTAGTAGTTGTTCTCGAGACCAGCCATGTTGAATGTTGCGTTCTTCAAATTCAATGTTGCGTGATTTTAACAACGCCTTGGCTTGGTCGCAATAAGGGCACTGATCTTTTGACCATACAATTGCTTTCATTTTATTTTCCTTCTTTTGATTTGTCGTAAGTCTTGGCAAAGATATCTGTTTTTACAACACCATAGTCACCAGGACCATGTCGAACAATGTAGTCATTACCTCTAGTGTATTCTAAGTTACCCCAACTGGCTTGAACAATACCGTCATGGTCAGCAAGTTTTGCTACCTTCATGATCTTTTTAGGTGTAGCAGTTCCATCGCCGTTGTCGTCGTAGTAGGCTGCAAACTTGATAGGACTCACAGGATATCGCTCGCCTTTAGGACCAGTAATAATCTTATGACCCACTGTGTAGTTCACTGGGCCTTCAAGAGTTTCTACTGTGCCGTTGTCTGTGGCAGTTTCATACTTGATAGGTGTTGGGTGTTTGTAGGTTTCAAAACTGCCCGATTGGAACCATTCGTCGTTGATCATAGGTTGGGTAACTCCTCATAGTCGATAGCATCACTCATCACACCAATAACATAGTTGGTTGATTCGTTTTCTTGCAGGGCCGTTTGTTTCTTACTGGTGTCCACATGCTTGTTGAACCACGGAATTGGTGTGGAGCGAGGTGCTGGTTCTAGATATTTGATACCAATTTCTTTCAGTGCATTGGCTGCTGTGTAGTCCACAAAGTCTTTCAAGATCTGTGCGTTGAGGCCAATCACTGGACCCTTGTTGAACAGGTAGTCTGCCCACTCTTTTTCTTCACGGATAACATCCAAGTACAACTGATACACTTCTGCTTCGCACTCTGCTTTGGCTTGAGCAAAGCGAGGGTCTTCTTTCACTACTTGATTGATCATCCAGGCAGTCCATTCCTTGTGCAGGATTTCATCTTGTAGAATCAACTGAATGATGTTGCCATTGCCAATAAAGATTTTGTTCTCAACCATTGCTAGTGAAGTAGCAAAGCTCACCATAAAGCGGAATGCTTCTAGTGCATACGAAGCATTGAGTGCCATCCAAATGGCCTTGACGTGTGCATGATCCTTGACAGGAACTTCCAGTTCTTTTTCGCAGTTGACCATGTGCAAGTGATCGTAATACCGGCCCACACTTGAAGCCATGTCCACAATCTCTTTGGTGTCGTGAATGGTGCTGAACACATCCTTGGGTACATTGTAGATGTTGCGAATGATGTGACTGTAACTGCGTGAATGAATGTTGGTTTCAAAGAAACTCCAGTTGTACATTAGTGCTTCTAGTTCTGGAATGCTCACTACAGGAGTAAACACCTGTGCTGGGCCACGACCTTGCAATGAGTCCAATGCTGTTTGGCGCAGTAGGTTTGCAGTAAAGATATGCTTGACTGTGTCTGACGCTTCTTTAAAGTCATTGGCATCCTTGCTCAATGAAATTTCTTCTGGTACCCAAAAGAACCCGCGGGCTTCTTGTTCATACTTGGCCAGTTTGTTGTATTTGACTTCTTCAAACCGTTGAATGGTCACAGGACCAGCAGGATCCAAAAACATCTTGCGATGTAAGTAGTCTGTTTTGGTTGCAAGATTGTATTGTGCTTGACTCATATTACCAGTGCCTTATTGTATTTGCTATGATGAACCCGCAGGTCACAACATGTATTATAACCCAAAAGGTCTTGAAGAACAAGGCCAATCGAGCTTCTCTCAAGGTTAAAATTGGAACATCAGGACGGTCGTCATCTGTATGCCCCATTAGATGCCCGGTTGCCCGTGCCCAAACTTTTTCAATGCTGTTCATGCGTGAACAACCTCTAAATAATACAAGTGCATGTTGTTGGCACAATTTTCAGGCTCCCAATATGCATCTTGAATTTTTAATCCGCCATCTGTAATAAACTTTTCAAAGGTCTTTGGACCACTGGCAAAAATCTGTTCTTGTAAAATAATGATGCCATCGTTGGCTAAATTTTTCTTGATATTATTAAAGAACTCTTTGTGTACCAACCAGTCTGGATCGCCACTGCGTCGATCATTAAACAAGATACTGTTAATCATAGGATGGTCATTATTGTCCCAGTGGATAGGACTGCCAATGATTAGATCAAACTTTAAATTGTTAGGAATGTCTTGTGGGCTTTTCATGTGGATAGTATCTACACGACCTTGATATTTTGACGGCAGTTTATCTATAGTTTTTTGTGCCACTCGTAATGCTGGTTTGTAGATGTCGCCAAGCCAGAGATTCTCACAGAATTCGTGTGTTAACAAATTGAATCCTTGGAGCCCTATTCCTGAACACCATTCCATACAGTTTGTAAACTTGCGATTGCCGTGTATGGAATAGATAAAGTCCATCATTTCTGTGCTCCATCCCATAGCACCACCTTCAAACTCCTTGTGGTTATACACAATTATGTCATTGCTGTTGCACTCAAAGAGATCTTCATCTTGTGGGATCCAATCTTCTGTAAAAAAATCTGCATTTACTATTTTAGCAACACCAAATTCACTCATTCGATTAAAAGTTTTTTTGTTCATGGTTCGTATATGGGTATAACCCAAAATGTTACTGTGCCTGCTGGTATCACATGCTCTCTATGCACCGCCAACACAGTTTCAATATTGTAGTAGTTGTAATTATCGTCTAAAGGAATATCCCATTTAGAATAACTGCCAAGTCCGGTGCCTTCTGGATTAGCATGATAATTGGATTTTGGTGCACCACTAAATGCTTGCCATTCTGTGTGCCATTCCCAGAGATTTGGTACTATCATCATGCGCCAGCCAGGTGCCATTCGAGCACGCCAGGGCCAAAACAGCAACTTCATTCTGTATTTGTATGGGCTCCAGTCCTTGCCACTATGTGTGTCACTAGCATCATTCCACGGACCACCGGGCTTTTCGGCCCAGGGTGTGCCATGTATCATTTCAGGATGTAAATTACCAGATGCAAAATGCGTTTGCCATCCACCAACTGCCACAGGCAACGGCATGCTGTATCCAATGCTCATCAGCCCCTGAAAGCCCACACAATGACGTATGGTGTGATCTGACCCAAAGCCTTCGGGAAAATATTCACGCATGCTGCCGCGCATGTTTTTAAACCAGTCTGGCAAAAAGTTTGCAACTGGACGTGGCGGCGGACAATCAAAATCAAACCTAGGATCGTTACAACTTTCCCAGGTTAGATAATCTGTCTCCCGAATGCTTTGATTAACTCTGTCAAACACCGTTCATTTCTTTGCAGAAGCAGATGTAGTTACTTGAATGTTGCTGATGCTCCAGTATGAACTGGTGTTGTTGCACAATGCACCCCATTGGCAGCTACCATTCCACCATGGAGCACTACCAGGGCCGGTAGGACTGTAACCTTGCCAGAATGAAATCACAGGCCAGTAACCATTCTTCATTGTGGCGACCAAATCGCTCATGTCAACTGTGCCACTGCCTTGTGCGCCTGCGCCACTATTTGTATCATATACTACAACACTTGTGGAACCTTGTTGATAGGTCACTACCATTCTAGGTGTATCATATGTAATAGTTGTAACCAAATCAAACGGCTTACTCATGTCAATGGCAGTGGCATCATACAATCCATTAGCAGGATCATTCTTCATGTTGGCACTGTTGAAGCAACTGTTGTTGAGTGCTGTGCTAGAATATGCATATTCAAAACGCTGTGGTGCTGAACTACCACCGGCACCTAAATGTAGTGTGGTTTGAAACAGTTTGTTGCCGTTTGTCTCCATAAGATCAAGTTCTCTACAGTTCCATTGATTGTTGTTTCCGCCTGCGTCACAATAATTGCTTCCAATTGGTTGTTGTGTTGGGTTAGTTGGATTCTGGACTAGATAGATACTGGCATTCACATAGTTGTTTGACAATTTGCTTAGATCCACAGTGGCTCTAAACTCAGTGATGTTGGTGTAGCTTTGTGTTGACACAATTCTACCAGCTTGGCATTGAGTGCCTGCGCCAAATGTCACAGCGTTACCACTAATGGTAGGTGCACCACCTGAGGTGCAACTTGCACTGTAGTCCAACACAAATGCCGGAGCAGAGGCGCTGGGTGTTGTTGTGGTTTTTGTGCAGGCTGCTAGAGCCAACACTGCTAAAATAACTAGTAATTTTTTCATGTTTTTCCTTATAATTTACACGATTCACAATCTTCTTCGAGATCAAAATCAATCTCAAGCGTGGGCGCAGGTGCGTCTTCTTTGATCATTTTACTGCCGGCTTTGTTAATAAGGCTGTAGTAGAATGTCTTGAGTCCCCAGTGATGTGCTTGCATTAGGTTGCGAGCAATCAGTGTGGTAGGCACCTTGCGATCAGGCCAGTGCGCTGGATTGTAGAATGTGTTGGTAGAGATTGACTGGTCAATATACGCAGCCAACACACACGCGGTTTTCAGATAGCCAATGCAGTCTTTTTGTGCCCACATCAGTTGATACCGGTTTTTTAACTTGTGATATTCGGGTACTACTTGTGTGAGTGATCCTGCTTTGGATTCTTTAACAGTGATTAAGCTCATGGGCATTTCAATGCCATTGGTTGAGTTGATCACCACAGAACTTGATTCTACAGGTGCCACTGCCATCAATGTGGCATTGCGTACTCCGTGAGCTTTCATTTGTTCACGCAAGGGTTCCCAGTCTAGTTCTGGTGCAAAATTTACAAGTTCGTTGACCCCGGCTGCTCGCCGTTCCCACGGAAAGATACCTTTACCATACCAGGTTCTTGCTGAGTCTTTGCAAGGACCACGCTCCTTGGCCAGCTCAACAGTGGCTTCGGTCAAGTAGTAGGCTTGGTGTTCCATCCACGTCTTGACTTCAGCCAAGGCGTCTGATTCTCCGTATTGGAG